AAATGGGATGTTAGAAGAATTATAGATTATTTTGTTAGACAAAATGATCAGGCAGTTAAAACTAACTTAAATTATGCAATAGAATTTAAAAATGAAGTAGATGATTTTTATAGAACTATAATTTTAAGGGAAAGCGCCAACTAATGAATGAGTTATTAACATTACTTAAGGAACAGTATAATTTTGAGATAGTAAAAAACAATACTACCGATGTAATTATACGATGTCTTAAACCTAATATGATTAAGTTTGCAAGTAAAATTAATGAAATAGTATCTGAAACTGCATCTATAGATATTAAATTATACCATATGGGAGATGAAAAACAATACAGTATTTACAGAATATATTTTGTAACAAACACATCATTAGATATGGAAAAATTAAAAAGTTATTTTGAGAATAAACAAACATTGGAAAAATAGAGAATTGTTTTGGAAAAAATACACATATCATATTCACAACTATCGGATTATCTTTCTTGCCACAATAAACATTATTTAGGATATGGTAAGAAACTAAAGACATATGAATCAGATACTATTCATTTGATCTTTGGGTTACATATACATTCTACCATAGAATTATTTCTTAAAAAAGAATTAAGTAAAAATCAAGCATTAAAGTATTTTAATGATAAAATGCTTTCTCCCGAAACCTTATCTAAACAACCATCAGAATTATTAATTAAATTTAAGAATCAAGGTTTGAGAATTTTAAATGAATTTTTTAATAAATTTGCATGGGATAGTATTATAGTTTTAGAAAACGAATTAGAATTAGATGAACCTATATTTGATCGATTTACATTTTCAGGTAAGATAGATTTTATTTATAGATATAAACATTATATTTATATAGCAGACTTCAAAACTAGTACTAAAGAGTGGGATAAGTGGAAATTTAACGATGAATATTACGGACTACAATTAAAATTATACAAATGGTTTTACTGTCAAAAATATAATATACCTTACGATAACATAAGATTATTGTATATGGTATTAAATAGAAATGAAACTGATGAAAAACTTCCGTCATTAATACAATTACATGAAGTTCCCAGTTCTTATGGTGAAGTTAAAAAGGCACATAACATTTTGGTTGATGCTTTGAAAACTATATATTCAGCGGAACTTAACGGAGACTGGCTTCGGAAAACAATCGGATACAATTGTAACATCTGCGAATTCAACGGAACAGAATGGTGTAGTGGCAACATCAAAACCAAATTCTACAGGAACATCAAAGGTATTCAGTCACAAAAAGAAACAAATAATGAAATTAAAACACCGTTTAAGAAAAGTATACAAGAAATATTAGACGAATTGGGAGTGTAAATGGCAACTAAAAATATATTAAATATTATAAAGGAATCTAATAATAGTTTTCCAGATGATCATATTATTCAGGATGGTATTGTATTAGATAGAGCATTTTTAATTGAAAATGGTATTATTGAAAATACAATCAAATATAGTAAGAAATATTATCCAATTTATATTCCTGGTAAACATCCCACAAAGGGAAAAGGTACATCCAGAATAACTTTAAGTGATGTTTATAGTAAAGATAGTATATTATATAACAGTTCTAATTATTTCGATATTGCTACATTGAAAGATGAATCTCAAAACCCCAATACAGGTTATAGAGTTAGGGTTTATTATAGTAAATCTACAGATAAAACATATTCTGCTATATATTTTGAAGTTGTTGGTGAATTAAGTAAATCTTCAAAAGAATCTGGAGATATAGTATTATTTAATGAAAATTTAGATTCATCGTTTGAAGGAGTAGGTCAAAGTGTTGCATCATATAGTGGTGGGAACACTAAGAGAGGAATAAGAATATCATTTAGTGATATGTTTAGTCAAACTGTAGGAAAAATAATTTTATTGCGAAATGATAATATGGCATTAAATATTTTTTCAGCCGCTGGTCAAGAAAGTTCTTGGTATTCTGGAGCAATAGGTGATTCTGGTAATTCATATGGTTGGTTTCAATTAAATACTAAAGTACACACACCAAATATTATATCACAGTATATTACTACTGGTTTAAATTATTTTAAAATACGTGATCTCCCTACAACTAAAGTGTCTAAATTGTCATTATCTTATAATTTAAGTGAATGGCAACGTTCTGTAGGATATGGTAATGAATATCTTGTAAAACGAGTGAGTGATCTAAACTCCGATATTCAATTGCTTGCATGGGTAGGTTATATGGTAACTGAAGGATATGCTGATAGATTAGGTGAAACTACTATATTTGATGATATTGATAATTATCAAAAGGCTCAAAGATTTGTACCACAATTAAAAGATAGTTATGCTAATAATACTAAGAACTATTACTATAATAACAAATCTACTAGAGATAATAGATATGCTGAAATTAAAAAATTCCAAGACAATGTGTTTGGTACTGTAAATTTAGCATTATATGATTATGATCATAAATATTTGGCAGAATATATTAAAACTACTGCTTAATTTTCTTTTATTGTTCTTATTCTAGGCATTAATAATTTACAATTTACTGTAGTCTTAAATGTAGTTTTATCCAAGTAATGATTTACAGTTTCAACCATATATAATCCATCATAGATTCCTGTATTTCGTATTCCTATAATTTGAAAACTGGTAAAACCATTTAATCCTATAAGTTCTACAGAAATACTAAACCCACCAAATAATAAATGTGCAGGATATGTACCCGATGCTTGATAGAAATTAACCAATGCTTCAAAGTATTCTGGGTCCCCACCCTTTATAACTTCCGATTCATCTAATATACTTTGCAAAGTTCCAGAATTATAATATTGTTGAACCTTATTTAACATACCTTGAAATTTACCTTCTTTAATTTCTTCTGGTGTGTCTGGTGGTCTAAAAACTTTAGTATATATTTTAACTAAGTTATCCAGTGCTTCTTCGGATAAATTTTCACTCTTTTCACTTCCTGTTTTAAATAATGCTAAAATAGATTGATCAGTTTGTGCTGGCATAAATGATAGAAATAAACTATCTTGAGTCTTAACATTAGCATTAAAACTAGTGACAATAGAATTACTACTTCTATAATCTAATACTACGAATCTATTTCCTAATACGTCTGATATAGATTTAAAATCTAAATCACCATTCCAACTTTCTATAGCACCATTTATTAAATCTAAACAGAATATTTCAATTATAGTAGTTTGTCCTTCTCTATATACCGAATAATCTAAATTTAGGTTAAAGTATGTTCTAAAATGTTCAAATATTTCTCGTAATATTTGAAATATTCCTGTTCCTCTTTGAAGTATAGGTTTGTATATTGAGTTAGGAATCAATAAATAATTTAAATTGAAATCTGTGCTTGTTAATGGTAAAACATCTCCTTTTTCTGCAGTACCCATTATAGATATTTCTCTGTCTTTCCACTTTATACTATATTGTCTGTTTTGTGGCAAACTTGGAGATTCTTTATATATTGAAAACTGAATTTTATGTTCAGGTTTTAACATTCTATTTAATTTAACATTCCAATCATTCACTATATCTATTAATCTTAAATTATCATCTAACTCGTAAATAGAAAATGTATCTCGTTTACCTGTTTCTTGTTCGGTTAACTTTTCTATATTCTCTTGAATTTCTTCTTGTGTAGATTTAGTTGCTTCATCTTGTACAGACATAATTCCGTAGTATATCAACTCCCAAGTAATAGCTCCTTCAACAGCTCCTGCAAGAGCACCAACAGGACTAATATCTTTTTTTACTATGTCTTTTAAGAACCATGTAGCAATAGTTCTGTAGCAATTAAATATATTAACGGCAGTTTTAGAAATTGAGCTGGGAACTTGTGATACTTTTCCACTTGATGTTGATGGAGCACTTAGATCGTCTAACGATTCAATTAAATTTATCCAATTTTCTTTATCGTAAAATAATATAGAATTAGGGTAATCTCCTCTAAATGAAAGATTTAGTTCTAACATTGTAACTAAGTCAACTACAGAAACACTACTACTCCAATTTATTTTTTCATTAGGAATATCAAATTTATTTTCATATTCAGACATATCTGTAATACTAGGCAATAATAATTGTAAAAACTTAGGTTCAGTTATTACAGTTTGTTTTATACCATTATATAATACTTTTATTTTTTCACGAATATATTCTTTGGTTACACCATCTTTGGTGTAAATTTCTTTTATGATCTTTCTTAGTTCTAATATATATTCTATATAAATTTTAGATAATAATTCTAATCGTTCTCGTTCTATAGTTTTTGTGTTAACTATATTTAATCCACCATTACCATCGGGTTCATATGCAACTTTAAATGGTGTTAGTTTAGAATCCCACAAATATTGTTGATAGTACCACATATATACCGTATCATAAATAGCAACTACATCCAAACCATCAAAATAATATTCTAAATCAACTAATCCAGTAGACGGATTTAAATGATCATTTAAAAAACTAGCAAATGAAAACTTAAATGAATTATATCCAGTTGGACCATCAATTGACGGTTCTTGAAATATAGATATATTTTGCCCACTCCCCTGAACTTGATTGTATCTTGATATTCTAGGAATTATATTTAGATATTTATTTGGTGCATATTCTGAAAAATCAAAAACATTACCATACCAAACATTACTGAAGTGGTGGGAACTATCAAATCTATAAAAATCAGATTGTGCTATATTTTTAGTTAAATCCATTATAGGTAATTTAGTACTATTCATATAAACATTAACATTTGATGTTCTGTTTCTATCTATATTATCATGTTGGTTGAATATAGGTATGGAAATACTTCCATCTAAATTTATAGTAGTTTTCCATAATGCTATATTACCATTATTATCTATACCTTTTAAAAGATTTCCTATATTAATTTGGGTTATGCCACTTTCTAATTTTCCAAGTCCATAATTAGTGGAAAATATATGAGATAATCCCAATTTATTTGATTCATCATCTCTATTAAATTCAAAATTAGTATACTGTTTTTCAGATTTTCTAAAATCATATAATATATTATCAAACATCTTTATAAAACTTACAGACTTCGGACCATCCTTTAACTCAGACTCTATAATGTTATCTATTACTTGTTGACTGAATAATATCTTACCATTATAATTTATAGAAAATTTATTTCTTTTTTTGGTATTTAATGTTGATGTGTCTTTCAATCCACCAAGCATAGTGTGTTCTATCTTATTAAAATATAATAGTGGAGAACCTACATGCATAGTTACTATAGCAGTATTTTGTGTGTCGGTAGAATGATCAAATTTAGATTCTATAACTTGTTCATCAAACATATTGAATCGTGGGTCTGCCCATCCAAATTTTAATCTTTTATATGATAATAAACTAAATAACCCAGGAATTTTTATTTCATTTTCCTTAGTTATAAATTTATTTGCATTAAGTATTTTAAATTTTATACTTCCAGATATTAATGATGGAATTCCATTCTTCCCAACTTCAATTTGCATATTAAGTAAATCTAAAATTATATCCGAATTCTGTACTAAGTTTGGATTATGCAGATAAGTAGCATTATCAAATAATACCCTGTTAGATAATACATCCCATATTTTAATGTAGGGAACTAACGAATTTGATTCTGTAGGATTGCTCATAATACTAGTAAGAGTAGCATAATCACGAGCTACCCTACTACTTATATTACTTATGGCTTTTAATTGTACACCTTGATTTGACATTATTTGGACTGCTCTAATATATAATTTACAATTTCTACTAAATTAGTTGGGATTAAAATATGCTGTACATTTTCAGTTTTAAGTGGATTAACAATTCTATTAAATAATGCTATTACCCACCAATATCTACCATCATTATAGTACACATCAGCTAAATAATCTAATCTTTCATTATTATATATTAATCTTTTATAATCAAACTTGTCCACGTCAATCTGCACATTAAATAAAGATTTATATGGCTTTCCGTTAGTTGTTTTTTCGATATTTAAATTATCATATCTCATATTATGGTTCTGTTCCTATTATACTTTTTCGTGTAGGAGCATCATTTAAATTATTATCAACAGATGTTTGATTGGTGCTCTCAGATTTAACTACATAATTATCTATGGCAGGAGGATTAACTCCCACATAATAAAAATCACTAGTATTATCGGGATTGGTATAATGTAATAGTGTAAAATTAATACTTATTTTAACCATCATAGGTACAAAATTTTCCATATCCCACAAATCTTCATCAAACTCAAATGTCATTCTATTTATTATTGCTGGCATATCTCTATATAAATTTCCTATAGTTAAATATACAACTGTTCCTGCTTTTAATGAATTGGATACTCCATTTGCATTTTCGTAATATCCATAATTTATTCTAGCTAAATGATTTAATCTTCTGTATAAATCACTTAGTTCAGATTTAGAATATGCATATTCAAAAAATGATAATGGTAATGTCCTTTCAGTTTCAGAATATATATAATTCTTTTGAGTTCTACCATACGCACTATGACCAGTCCACGTATTAGAAAAAGTATCTACTAACTTCTGATGTCCGATAGATGCCTTTAACTTTAACACATTCCAAGTACCTTGCAGTGTAGGATGCATATATTTAATATAAAAAAATTGTTCTTTGTTATATATGCCACCACGTATGATATCTCTTGCTTCTGTGTCAGCTAATGCAGGAAAAATAGTTTCTATTTTTTTCTTTGCAGTTATTCTAGGTATATAAAAATTTTCACCATAATTATCATCCTTCTTATTAGGGTTAGTAACCATAGAAGCTTTACCATACCTACCAGGAACAAAAGCATCAATTACAGATGCAGGGTTATAGTTAAAATTTCCCCCACCATCCTTTTCACTTTTTCTTTGTATTTTCCACAATACTAATTGTTGTGCTTTACCTATTACCATATTACCTGCAGATGTTATATCAGTTACAGAATTACCTTCTATAGCTATATACTGATCTAATAGTGCAGGAAAACCAGCAATTATATTTCCTATTTGATAATTAGATTTTAAAAAATCACCTAAGTTTGCCATAATTTTATCCGAACTCCAATGCTAATTCTGTTAATCCTTCACCAACTTTATAACCGTCTAACTTAATATCAGATTTAACAGATACTACTTTGAAATTACTACTTCCATTATTTGTTTCTGTAGTTTGTGAAGATACTTGTTTACCATGTATACCACCAACTGATTGAATTGCTGATGATAATAAATTATTGTCTGACTTACTTGAAGTTCTAGGACTTGTTACTACCGTACCATTTGTATTTTGTTTTTCTTCAAAATTTTCCGTCATATGTGATGGAGTATTAGTACCTATACCAGATTTGATTTTACCTGCAAATGAATCTATACTTTTAGATATTGCATCTGCTTGAGTTCCAGAAACTCCAGTAAATGGTAATAGTCCTAAAAGATTAACTATACCTTTACCTAAAGCGGCGAATACATCTACCATTAATGGTAATAATGTACCTTTAATATATGTAATTACACTTTGTATTTGTCTTGGTAAATCTTCACCATTCTTTTTAATCCATTCTAATGCATTTTGGAAAAGACCACGCATTACTTCTTGTTCTATAATATCTAATATTTGAGATATACCACCAAGTAATCGTTGGAAACCAAAAGAATTAACTATATCATCTAAAGTTTTATATTGTTTTTTATATTCTTCTTCACCAGATATATTTAGTTTCTTCATATTTTCTAATCTTTTTCCCGCTACTGTTAATTCATCCACAGACATACCTAAAGTTTCAGACAAGAATTTCAATTGTATTCTATTCATCTTAGTTATATCTCCTACTTGTGTCATAACATTTTCAAAAATCTTATCAGGACTTCCGAAAGCATATTCCATAAATTGAGATAATGGATTAATGAATTTTCCTGTAACCATAGACAATCCAAATGATGTATCTATAGCACCAGATACAGTAGAAAATTTTTCAATAAGTTTTATAGCACTTTGAACATTAACAGATAATTTATTTGCTAATGAGCTTAAATTTTCGAATGAACTTGCACCATATAAAACAAATTGTTGCAGATTTTCAGTCATATCCTGAACTACTCTGTTTGCTAATAATCCTTGTCGGTTCATTATACCTAATAGTCCACCTGTTTCATCTTCAAATCCTATGTCTTGAACGTTCTGCATAATATCACGAAGGGTTGCCATCTTATCTAAGTTAACATCTAGCAATTCACCCATTACTGCCATATGTTTTGCTTGAAACTCAGTTAATGAACCTAATATATTACTTCCACCCATACGTGCTAACATTTGTGCTTTTGCACCGATCATTCTTTCTTCACTTGCACCTGCGAAACGAGATAGCAATCCACCTGGATTTACATTGCCTGATGCTGAACTACCCATAAATGATAACTGATTTAATCTTGCATTACTAGCGGCTTCCAATCTCATTTTTTGTGCTTCTTCTACACCTTCCAATAATTTTTTTATTCCCATTGCAAATACAGCTATAACAACACCACCAGCTAATGCTAATCCACCAAGCACACCAACAAGACCTCTTAATACTACTGATGTTTTTGCCATTGCACCTTCAACTTCACCGAAAGTACCCCAAACTTTAAATCCACCACTAACCATTTTACCTGCATTAACAAATCCACCAACAACACTAACTAAAAATTCTCCAACTCTAAATAGTGTAGGAAATTCTCTACGGATTAAAGACATAGCGGCTCCGAACCAAAATAGTTGTTTGAAGTCTACATTTTTTTGATCGGGATTATTACCACCAGGAGCATTTTGTACATTACCAGCAGGAGTAATATTAGATTTATTTACAAAATTCTTTATTCTATTAGTCATCTTATTAAGATACTTTATAGAATCATTTAAGAATACGTCCATATCTTTTAAGTATAAAATAACTAATTCAAAGTCCTGAGTATTTCCAGTTTTAGACATTTTGTTTATCATCTTATTCAATTTATTTTCACTGAATAATCTATTTACTGTTCCCAAAAATGAAGTAACTACTGATAAGTCCATTTTGTTTAGATCATCTGTAGCAATTTGCAATCCATCTAAATTCACAGAGTTTACATTTTTTAATAACTTATTTAATTTAGTAGTTGAAAAGTTTTTTCCTAAAGAAGTAAAAAAGTCCGTAACTATTCCCATATCAAATTCTTTAAGAGCATCAAAATTGGTAGATTCTAATACGTCTGATGTTTTTTGAATTTTAGCATTTATTTTAGTTATTTGCTTTGAAAATTTTTCAATGTCTGTTAAGATAGCAAAAATACTTTTAAGGTTATCTTCTAAAGTTCCCATAGAAGATTGTTGTTGGTTTAAGACTCTGTTAAGACCTCGTTCTACTTCTAATAATTTATTTATATTTTTTTGATTACCAACAATAAATTTATTAACTTCAGTTTTAATACCTTTCAGTAAAGCATCTATATTTATATTTATGCCTGAAAGTTCTTCTAAAGAATCAAGTTGTTCACGTAATTTTCTTTGTATGTCTATACTTTTTGCCAATACATTTCTCTATTTTTATATAAATATAAAAACCGCCCAAAACGAGCGGTTATTTGAATGAAACTTTGTCGAAATTAGGTCTATGTGACGGTCCATCATCACCTTTACCCATTTGTTTATCTACTTCTTTTCTTTCCAAATCTTTAAAATAATTAAAGTTATTTATAAAGATTTTTCGTCTTATGACAGGAATAGAATACGATTCCAACAAGGACAATCCACCGTAAATGCAAAGAAAATCAATTTCTTTCAATAAATTCTCTTGATAATCCAAGAGAATTTCATCATTTACGTCAACATTAAAAATTAGACCAAAAAAAGTTATGGTTAAAATCCAGAGGAACATCAACGTTATCTTTACCACAGTTCATGCAATAGAATTGCCCATTAAATTCTACTGTGGGAGATATTGTTTTCATATGTTCTCTGAATTGTCGACTCTCTGCAATAGAACCTTTTAGGAATTCATCTATTGCTATTCTATCCTCAACATCATTTACCGATACTATCAAATTTCTATAAGTATGAAATATTAGTCTATCTGTAGCATCTTTAAGTTTTCTTTTTTTATTGAAATTTCTTTCTGCTTCAATATCACGATCAACTATTCTTGCAGATTCTACAGTAGATAATTTGAATTTAATTGTGTTACCAACACTTGTAGTAAATTCAAATAAATTTGTATATGGACTAATTTGTTTAGCACTTTCATCTAAGTATTTTACTGGTACATTAGAAAGATCAAAATCATATTTGTCAGTTTCACCACAATATTCACAAGTTGCTATTGCTTGATAATCTGTTCCCATACTATAAATTCTTGCAAAAACTAAAGCGGCGTATTTATCACCTAACAATAACGAATCTACATTAACATCATCAACTAAAATTCTTTTTAGTAATTTATCTGTTAATTGTCCACTTTGAATTAAAGACTTAGTTGTTAATAAATTTTCATCCGCACCTGTCAGCAAATTTATCATAATATCTGTTTTTTTGTGAAACGGATGATCTGGTGAGTAAATTAATCCTTGAGATGGTAACTTAATTGATTGTGTCATTCCTAGTGTTTCTTTCATATCACTATTCATAATTATTCCTTTTAATTATTATATTTAAAAATATACCCATTAGCAGTTTTACTTCTGTTAGATAGATTATTGCTAATAGAAGTAATACCAGTTTTTAATTCCACAGATGCTTTACTTATAGATTTAAAATCTTTTATAAAATCTCCACATTTACTATATACTGTTATAAGTTTGGATTGTTTTTCTTTAGATTCTTCTGAATGTTTTCTGCCCTTACTCGATGCACCTATTTTATTTTTAGACTCTTCTGTGTGTTTTTTATTATAAAATGGAGCATCTTTCCCAAATCTATGAACATCAAACATAGGATTATCACTATTACTATATTTTCCTTTTAGTGATTTACTTATTTTTTTCCTAATTTCATCACTTCTACTAATTCCTATTTTTTGTTCTCTAATTCTGTTTTTAGTTTTTTCGGAATGTCTAAATCCTATAGTACTTCTTCCTATTTCTAATATATTGTATCCAAATTTCTTATTGGTGGCATTATGTTCGGCAATCATCACAGTTTCCAATTCATTAACAAATTCTGTTGGAACTGTAAACATTATTTCTTGTTTAACATTATCCCATCCATATTTGCGAATTGCTTTATAAACTACTATGTTATATTTTTTATTATTACTTTTATTTTTATATTCGTTCATTCTTCTATCAAAATCTATAGTTTGCCCAATATATATTTTATTATTTGGGAATATTAGTTTATATATTATGTGAAAGTATTGCATATTTTCAATTGTTATTTTTATATAAATATACGGAAATGTAAATTTGAGATCGGTTGGTGCGTAAAACTATAAATTAGGTGTTCCACCTAATATAAGTTCAGCCCAAGAATAATCTAAAGATATTGTGGATTTAACTCTTGCTAAAGAATCATACGATAATTTACCAAAATCAACATCACCAGTAATAAAAGCATCGTGTAAAATCCAAGTTTCAATTACTATACCATTTGGGTCTAGCATTCTTAATTGGAAATTTTTTATAACATAATCATCTTTATATCCTACATTTGCAGTATTATATTCCCATTGTTTTCTTAATTGAGTATATATGGTGTATGCTATGTTGGGAACTATTGCTTCATGGAATGTTATAGATATAGGTTTCCATTCACCATGTCCTTGAGCAAGTTTTTCGTGAGTATTGATATATTTTATTTTCTTTGTAGAACCTGTACTCATTTTAGGTCTATCAATAGCAGTGACCAACCAAGCAGGATATTCATCATGGTAAACAATCCATAAGTTTTCACGTTTGTATTCCAGAAGCCTATGAATACCAAACGCAGGGTCAACATAGAATTTATCTACTGTTTCACCTGCGTAATCTTTTATAGCTTCTCCTATTGATTGTAAGAGATTATCTGGCATTATTATGTGTATCTACCTTGTTGTTTAAATTCTGGAATAGCGGCGTCATAATTAATAGTAAGATCAACTTTCAAACGTGCTGTTGCATCATAATCTAATGGAGCACCATTCCAATTTATATCACCAAAAAATGCATTCTTTAAAGTCCATATTTCTATGATACCTTCATCTTCAGTTTTTGCTTGTTCAAAATCTGGTGCAAGTAATTTTATTACCATATCTTGAGCATACTGAAATTTAGCTCCAACTCTACCTGTTTGCCAATTCCATTGTTTCTGAATCAAGTCATGCAATTTCTGACTTGCAGATGGATTTATTGGGTCGTTAAGAGTCATATCTACAGGTTGCCATTTACCACGACCTGCTTGATATACAGAATATGTGGATACGTAATTCACTTGCTCAGTATCTCCTAACGCAAGTCTAGGTCTACCTGTTGATTGAGCTGTATAAGCATCGAGTCCATCGATGCTTATAATCCATAAGTTCTGTCTTTTATACTCTAAAGTTTTACGATGTAGAGCGGCTATGTTTACAATATCTGCCATTGTTTAATTCTCCGTTTTATATTTTATAAGTCATCAAAATTCGCACTTTGTTTAGTTATAATAAAACCTATGTTTATTTCTTCTGTAGATTTAGTAGGTTTTAATATAATTGAACCATTTAATCTGTTATTATCTCTATCATCTGGTGATGTAGTAGAACTATCCATCACAACTCTAAAGTCTTGTAAACCACGCAATGCTTTAACATTCTCAAAATAAGGAGTTGTTGTTCTCTTAAATTGGTCCATCAACTCTATATCATTAGGTTCGAACAATAATCTGTTAGCAACAGAACTAACAAATTTTCTTGCTTCTATAATCATTCTTCTAATGTTAACATCAGAAAGAGCACTTGATTTTTTCTGTAATGTTCTATTACCCCAAACAACTATTACATTTTGTCCTTGAGATTTGAATGTAGCAATAGCATTTATTCTGTTACTATATAAGTTATCTCTCTGAGTTTTATTTAATGTTTTATATGCCATATAAGCGTTCTTTACAACACCACGTTTATATCCAGCGGCGGCGTACCAGGGATATGCAACACTATCATTGTATGCCATAACTTCCGACAAGATGATAGATGAATTATACCATTGATATTTACCTGAACTTGTATCTCTTTGTTTTATACCAGGATAATAAACTGCACCATAAGAAGTATCATATAATTCAGCTTCGGATATTAATGCTGTATCATCCGCAGTAGCAGAAACCATATCAGGAACATAAAATGCATCTGCTCTTGCTTCTATCATAGAAAATGCATATTGAATAGACTGTCTATTAGTAATAGATGGAGTAAACAATAATTTATAATCTACAAAATCTGGAGATTCAATTGCATCTATAGCCAGTTTGAAATCTAAATATCCCATAGATTCTAATGCATTTGCAGTAGGAACAGTAGTTGAACCACTAACTTTGTTTGCAAAGTCTAATCTTTCAGATATTTCTTTTTCTTCATTAAGACCATCAAATCCACCCATAACAGCAACGATAAATTTATTAGATGCTACTATGTTATTACTTGCACTTATATAAGCTCCTGTAGTAGATGCTACATAAGTACTTGAATTATAATTAGAACTTCCATAAGCACCAGGATTCATACCTAAAAATTGAGCACTAAGAGATGAACTTTCTAATCCATCATAAAGTAAAAATCCTTTATAAGTAGAAAGTGAACCTTGAACCATATTTATAGGTCTCTTAGGTAAAAAGTCATATACATTTGCTTTTGTAAAATCTACACCTGGGAATACACTCGGTAATACTTGACCACTAGTATCATATTGATTTCTCTTCAATGGTAATGTTGGTTCGTACAAACTTAATGTAGAATCACCATAACCTCGATATCCTGCAAATCCACCAGGAACAGCAGTAATACCTTCAGGTAGAACATCGTTTAATTCTGTCAAATAAATATATTTAGATTTATTTGGGAAATCTCCTATTTCAGATACAGTACCATCACCAGCAACAGTTATAATACTGTTACCTAAAACTTCACCAATATATCTTTCAGATTCTGGATTTAATGATAAGTTATTCCAAGTCTCTAAGAATGTAGGATTTTTATCAGTATCATTCCAATCTCTAACAAACATACTAAATGTTCCATTTTTGTCATTGATATTATCAAAACCTACTTTTAATTTAACTGACGATTTACCATCAGAAACTGTATTTATTTTGAACAGATCAAATACTTGACCATTAACAGGTTGAGATACTATAGTTGGAGTATATGAATTACTATATGAACTCATATAAGAATTTAATGCTGTAAGAGCTACTATACCAACAGAAGCACTTGAAGCCAAAGTATCTATATGCCATTGGAATAATCTTTCAACATAAATACTAGCATTATTATTTGCTAATTTTAATGTATAATTATTTGCTTGTGTTGTTGGTCTATGTGCAACAGAACTAATAATATTTTTTAAATAATTAATAGTCTGTGAAGGTAATAATGATAAACTTCTAAAATATGCAGATGTTGATGAAACTCCAGAACTTACACCTAAATGTAATGCACTAACAACCGAACCTGCAGATATTGAAAGTGTTTCATCTCCTCTTATCACACCAAGAATTTTCCCATCACCTGTTATTGCGTAACCAGTTTTTGGAACATATCCATATTGACCTAAAATTCTAACTGTGGCAACATTTCCACCATTATCCATTCGTCCTTTAACAGCATATCCGATTTTATGATCTGATGTAGGAACTCCATGTTCTACAACATAGTTTTCGTATAGATTGAAATATTGCGGTACAAATGCCTTACCTTTTTCAAAAAGACCCACATACATGTAAGGTATTTCAGTAATTGCCTGTGGCAAATATGACAAGTCTCTCTCTTGTATATTTGATATTGGGCTTACACGAACTGCCATTGTTTATTCTCCGTTTATAATTTTATTGTATTTTTATATAAATATAATTTTTTTCTTAATTTTTTACTATTTCTTCCGTTATTTTAACGTGCGAATAAGTTCTTCTTTTAAAAATAGAATCTGGTGATACTAAATATCCTTCAAATTCAAAATCTATATAGTTTTTTAATGTTCTTAAGTCATCACTTCGTTTATCGAAATTATTATCATCGGTCATATTGGTCATAAATCCTAAAGTATTATATTGTTCGCTTTTAACCATTATAGTATTTGATGCCATTAAAGTAGCCATCAAAGATTCTAACAAATTATCCTGATTAACAACATAATCAGTCCATAATGATAATCTATACATTCGTCTATAGTGAGTTGGATATCTCATTAAAGTATATTCATACACAGGAACAGCATTCTTTTTAGGAATAAAATCACGTTTTCTGGTCTCAGGATTCTTAAATATTTGCTTATCTAAAGTAATAATATGTTTAGGTAATCTATTCCATTCTTTAATTGGTTCAATCCCTACACTTCTTAAAGTGGCAATAGGTTTTTGTATAATAAAATCTCCCTTAGATTGCTGAGTTTCTATTTCTGAAACTTGTTCCCAAGTTTCCCCTACATTATACTTCACATTAACTTTTTGTTTGTTGCCATTAGCATCATCTATAAATAATGGGAAGTCTTCATTAAAATAATGGACTATTGCACTATTTAAGTTTTCTAATTGTAATCTAAATTTTGAATGACTTTTATCTTCATTAGACATTATTATTCTCATTATATTTAAAAATATACCCACCAGTAGATTTTAATTTACCTTTACAAACAGAAGAAATGTGTGGTGATGATACGTTTAATTCTTCCGATGCATGTTTAATTGATTTAAACATTTTTATAAATTCGTTATTTTTAGTATATACATTAACGGATTTATAGTTTTTAATATTAATTGTTCCTAATTTAGCTCTTCGTTGTTTTTCTTTAGTTTCATTTGAATGTTTATTGCCATAATTAGGAGCATTTTCTCCATATCTATGAACACCAAACATAGGATTATTTTTACCCGAAACATCAATATGACTTTTACTTATTAGTTTTTTGCTATGTTCGGAATGTTTTCTTCCTTTAAATCCAATTTTATTGCTACTTCCACCAATTTCTATATTATATCCAAATTTTCTATTTGTAGAGTTATATTTTGCAATAGTCTCTATTTCTAAATTGTCTATGAATTCTTCTGTAGTTCTATATAATATTTCTTGTTTAACATTTTCCCATTTATACTTAATAATAGCATATTTAACACATCGACCAACCGAACTTCTTAAATTTTTATAATCTCGCATTCTTGTTCTAAATTGTTGTTTAGTCTGCCCAATGTAAATTTTACCATTCGGAAAAGATAATTTATATATTATATAATTATTCATTTTATTCTCTCGCTTCACAGGTGCAAATTATCTCAAATGTGTAATTTTCTTGTCCGTATAATTTTCTATTTCTAGAAATATTTATAATTTCATATCGTTTTTGTTGCCATTCTAAAAAGTCTCCCTGAAAAACATCATTAACTCCATATGCGATATTTAAAACTTGTAAGAACGATACTCTAAGTTGTTTTTTATATCTTATAGAAAATTCATCATTTATTGGAGTAACTGTTTCACCAACTAATGCAGGTAATTTTACAGGTTCACCCATAAGAACTTTTTGTACAGACTCACCATAAGAATTAGTTTTAGTTCTTTGTCGATCTACACGATATAAATGTACATATTGCCCAGAAATTTTTTGCATTAATTCTGATGCAATATGATTCATAAAATTATATTCTAAGTCTTGTATGAAAAGTTTTTTAACTCCTTCATTCTTAACTTGAGTACTGAAATTTGGGTATTCTTCTAATGCCATTATTTTAAATATAATTTAAGTGGAGTTAATTTTAAATATTTTTGTGATACATCTAATATTTCACCTTCTCGTTTCAATGCTTCACTAGAAATAATACTGTCTAAAAATTCTCTAATCTCTTGTTTTAATGCTTGTTGTTGTTCTTTACCTTCAACTAATAATTCAGCATAATTAAGAGAAACTTCCGAATCAGGTGTAGGAATTTGTAACATCTTACCACGAACTAATCCCAACATTTCTTTACATATTGATAATGTGAATTGTCTAATCCAATTTTTAGAAAAATCATTTATCTGATCATAGTCTACATTCTTAAATGGTATATTAGTTATATTGGATGTAAACGCACTTAAAGATTCATCTTTAATATTAGATAGTAAATCCGAATAAGCATCATCTATCTCTACAGAATCAGCCCACTCAACATATACTTTTATATTATTTTGTGGTCTAGGAGAAAGATATATATCTTGACCTACAACATTCCATTTAAATTGTGCCTTAAATAATTTATCAAAATTTTCAAACCATTGAAATCTAAGTAAGTTTTCATACAGTGGCATTGAATACAATAATCTACTATTTATAGCGTACGCATCACTTGAACCAAATTCTCTATACAATAAAAAGTTACTACCTTGCATAGGGTCAAAGTATCTATGTCCTGATGGTGGTTTAAAATAATAAATGTGATATGGTATTAATGTGCCAGTTATACTTCCACTTATAGATAATCCAGTATCAGCATCTAATAGTTCATTTACACTATATTTAGTTCTTCCATTATAGGTAGTGAAAAATGCCTTTTTATATCCAACTTTACCTGCACCTGAACCAGCGTCAATAGCAAATTGTGAAATATATCTTTTAATAAATTTCAATGATGGTTGTGGTGACATAGTATCTAAGTTGGAATCTTTTTTAATTCCTAACAATTGTAAGTACGAATTTTTAGATTTGAACTTTGCTAATTCAGCGCTAAATACAATTACAGACTCTTCAAATGCAGAATCAATCTGACTGTTTTCCAATTCTACACTTAATGTTGGATAACCAAGTCTAAGCTTCACCCAGTTCCTAATAGAACCAATTTCCCCTGAAAGGGATGCAGGATTCTCTAAAAATAATGCCTCTACGTTACCAGTTAATGCCATATTGTTTCTCTAAATGTTCATTTTTATATAAATATAAAAATAAAAAATAACTTGACATTTATAGTTATATTTTTTATATTTAAATAAAGTAATAAAGGAGTAAAGAAAATGTTAGCAAATATGACAAAAATCAAAGAAAACGCAAGAAAGACAGTGGTTACTATATTTTGGTGTATATTATCTGTAGGATTATACTTCATAATTAACAGAGAATTTATTGAACCTAAAAGTACCGTTGACACAACTGTGTATTCTTATTCTGATATATCTACCGCAATAAATGAACAGCATCAACTCATAATAACAGACCGAAAAACAGGTCTTTACAAAATCTATTCAGATTCCATTCTAGTAGGAATTCATGGCATGTGGTCGACATATGTTAGAAGAGATTTTATAGAGAAATCCGCAAAATAATCGAAAGAAAAATATGAAAAGAATAGTAATCTTAGTATTACTATGCTCTTTTATATTCTATAAATACTTTGTGCAGAAAGAAGTAAATCCAATTCCGTATAATGGAATAGATGTGGTGGAGTTATCTCCACCAAGTCTGCAAGTATATTATAGAACATTAGAGTATAGTAAAAAATATAATGTGCCAACATACATATCATTTGGTATGGCAAGAAAAGAAACAACGTACAGAGGACCACTTCAATATAGTTATACCCCTGTACAAATTTCTAGTGGTAATGCTTTGGGAACATATCAGATATTATTATCTACTGCAAGATGGTTTACGCAGGATTACAATATCAGTAAGCAAGACTTACTTCACGATATTAGATTAAATACTGAAATAGGAATGTCATATGTTAGAGAACAATACGACACTTATGGGAGCTGGTCAAAGGCTACAGGATATTATAATACAGGGTATCCAATAGTTAATGATTATGCTAAAGAGATAACCACCAATAAGTTTAGTAATTAATGATGTGTTGAATTTTAATTTTATTTTTAGTATATTTATAAATATAAATAATTAAATGGTGGGTATCGTCCAGCGGTTAGGACACTCGGCTGTGACCCGTGAAACATGAGTTCGAATCTCATTACTCACCCTCAAATAAACTTAGAAAGGAACATTATGTCTAAAAACAAGTTGGAAAAAATAATAAGTAAAGATAAACTAATGGAAATCTGGCTTACAGAAATGTACAAAGATAATTCGATATTAAAACAAATTAATGTTGATAAAAGAGAAATTAGATTTACTGATGAAATAGATACTGAAGAAATAAGTTGGTTGATCAGATCAATAGAACTATTACATGAAATTTCCCCTGAACCTATATTATTAAATGTTTATAGTAATGGTGGCAATCCTGAATGTGCATTGTTGTTTGCAGATAACTTGAAAAAATTAAAAGAGAGAGACGGAATAATTGTAGACACTCAAGTAACTGGAATGGTAGCATCAGCGGCTACTATTATAACAATGAGTGGTACAGGAATTAAATATATGAACAGATATGCTCATATGATGTTTCATCAAGTATCTTCTTGGGCATTTGGACCAGAAAAGAAAAACGACACAAAAAGTAAATTAGGATATTTGGATAGTCTAACTGAGATTATAATGCAGTTTTATATGGAAAATAGTCTTGTTAAAGATAAACAAGAGTGGGAAAAAATAACATCTGTAGATACTTATATGGATGCTAAAAAATGTAAAGAATTAGGAATTATAGACGTTATAGTATGATAAAACCTATGGGTTGGCATAAAGCTCGATTAGAATCCGCACCAATGAAAATTAAAGTTGGTAAAGATATACTTGTTATACCTTTCGAGCATAAAGCAGTTAAACACCACAAATGTAATTTTTGTAATTTTAGAACTACTACTACATCAGCTAGAAGTAGTTCTAATTTAATAACACATTTAAAGGTGGTTCATTTTATTTCCTTTAGGGAAGGACAATCTAATGAAGTTAAATTATCGAATACTATATTATCGTTGTCTCATTTTACAGAATCTAATGATGTAGTTAAAACTTGGACATGCAAATATTGTAATACACTATTTATATTTCCAACACACGAAATTAAACATATGCAAAATATGTTAGAACGTCAACAAATTAGAGCACATATGACCGTATGTGCTGAAAAGAAAAAGATATACAAACCAAAATCTAAATCCTCACCTATTGACAATTAGCCAATTATTTATTATATTGTAAATAAAAAATTATGAAAATAAACTTAACCAAAAATGCAGATATAACTAAATTGAAGTCTGAAAATGTATCACTTCAATTACAGTTAAAGGAAGAAACCGCCAATATTAGAAAAAATATTACCAACAATCCTGATATAATGGCATTGGAACGACAAATTATATCTTTGCAAAATAAAAAATCTAAATTGGTTGATAAACTTAAAATCACCACCAAAGTAAATGAATTAAGTAAAAAATTATATGATAATACTATGAAAATCACCCAATATTATAATGATATTGAAAACGGTATTCCTGAAGATATAGCAAAACATTTTAAATCATCTTATAGTGGAACAACATCTCAGGGTGATGGAAGTTTATCTATTGTGTGGTGGGGATTTGAAGAGAGTAAAGATTTTTATATTGTAAAAGAAAAGGGAAAATCGTACTGGTCAGGTCTCGGAAGTCCTAGAGGATATTCACCAACAACATACAAATTATTCTGCACAAAAATACATAGTGGTTATCATGGCATAATAGAATTTGAAGGAAAAGTATCCAAAGCAAAAGTAAAAATATTAGAAAATAAAATGATAGAAATAATTAATGAAAAGAAAACTAAAAAAAGAAAGTAAACCTAAAGAAAAAGTTATGAGCATATTTCATTGGGATGTTAAGGAATTTATTCCTAACATACTATCTAAAACAAAAGACGGATTCTCATATTATATTTGGCAAGATTTACCTAAAGAAGCAATGGTAAATGAGTTAACTATGTCTATTGGTGATACTGTTTACAGGGCTCAGGATTTAGTTGGTAAATCTAAAATATCTACCAAATTTGAATATACCTTTTTAGGGTTTGATGGTGATATGGCTAAACTTAGAAAGTCTAAGTTTGATATGTTGAGAACATTTCCCTTAGATGAATTGTGTAAAAAAGATATGTCAACATATGCTAAAACTAAGAAAGCATTAAAACTCCAATATGAAGGAAAGATATTTTACGAGTTGGATAAGAAAACTAAAAAACGAGTAGACAAGAAACTTAAAGGATAGTTATGAAACAAAAAAAATATTTTAAAGTAACTACTGTTATATATTATGAAATTCCATATCATAGTGAACATGCCAAAGATGAAAAAATAACAGATATAAATGGTTATACTGAACAGGAACTGCAAAATGATTGGTTTAATTTTCCATTATACAAAAGACACGCTACTAGAGATTCTTATCGTATAGGAAATATCAGTAGTGTGAAAAATATAGAGATCGTAGATGATGTGTCTAAGGAAGACATCTAAATGAAGGAAATTAGATTAGCAATAGTCGGTAGTAGAGATTTTACTAATTATAATGTTCTTAAAGTAATAATATCTAATATATTTTATAGGAATGATGTGTTAAAGATTGCAGAAATAGTTAGTGGTGGAGCTAAGGGTGCAGATTCGTTGGGTGATAGGTTTGCAAAAGAAAATGATATACCAATTAAATTATTTCTACCTGATTGGAACACATATGGTAAAAGTGCTGGATTTAGAAGAAACAAATTAATTGTTGAAAATTGTGATGTTCTTCTTGCATTTTGGGATGGTAAATCTAAAGGTACTCAACATTCAATAAATATTGCAAAAGAATTGGGAGTAAGTACAATAATATATAATTATCAAACTGATGAATTGATAACTAAAACAAATGTTATAGAAAATTATATGAAAACTAAAAGGAACGAGTGATTGAATTAAAAACATCGGAAGAGTGGCAGAAAATTTACCCACAAATAAAAGTGTTGAACCCAGATGGGTGGGATAGAAGTAATTTTCAGTTTAGTTGGTATAGAGAAAAAATATCAAATCTTGAATATGAAAAGAGATTATGTTCTTCTACAGTTCAGGGAGATATAATTAAATTTATAAAAGAAATGGAAAAAGGTAAAACGATATGAAGTATAGAATGTATCATTTAGTAATGTACAATATTAGTCCCATACAACAAGCAATACAATCTTATCATGCAGGAATGGAATATGCCCTTGCTTACTGGAAAGATGAAGAATTTAAACAGTGGATAAATAATGATAAAACCGTTATAATACTTAATGGTGGAACATCTAACCAAAATAGGGATAATTTTGGAACTATGGAATTACATTTAATTGAATTATTACAAAATGAGATGAATGTTGCAGTTTTTAGAGAGCCAGATTTGAACGATTCTCTTTCATCAATAGCATTTTTAGTTCCCGAAAAGGTGTGGGATAAAGAAATGTATCCTGATTGGGAAACAATAGTTAGTGATGATGTGCAAGATCAACTGGGAGTATATAGTGAATTAGAATATATAGAAAAAATTATAGGAAAAAAAGATTATTGGTTGAGACAATTTTTATCACAATTTAAATTAGCATAGGAGTGAGTATGGAGCAAAAAGGATATATTCATCGAACAGAAGTATTTAAAGACGGTCTTGGATTTGTGGAACTACTAGATGTTATGGGTAATGATGTTAGTGTAGTATCTTCTGCAAGAGTCAGTCATTATAATTCGGGTAGTAAGGGAGAAGAAGGAGATAGAAAGCTAATTCATTACTTAATGAAAAATAGACACACTTCACCATTCGAATGTGTTACTATGACATTTAGAATTAAATGCCCATTATTTGTACGATCTCAATGGCATCGGCATAGAACTTTTTCATATAATGAAGTATCTAGAAGATATACATCGGAAAACATAGATGAATTTTTCTATCCCGAAAAATGGAGAGTTCAGGATACTAAAAATAAACAATCTTCCGTAGACTCTGATGAAATTAATAGTCCATATTGGAACGCCAAAGTTAAGGAGCACGTAGAAAAATCTTTAGCACTATATGAAGATATGCTTAGTAATAACATATCTAGAGAACAAGCTCGTATGATTTTACCACAAAATATGTACACTATGTATTACGGTACAGTTAATTTAAGAAACTTATTTCATTTCTTAGGATTAAGAATGAATCCTCACGCACAAGAAGAAATACGAGTTTATGCTTACGCCATTGCAGATATGATAAAGGATGTTGTTCCCATTTCATTTGATGCTTGGTGGGAATATGAAGGACAAAAAATAGCAGGGTAATGGAACAACACACACTCACATATAAGGTAAATGAAGAAGGGTTATTGCAAATATTAGTGCAAGCATTTAAAGATACTAAAAATACTGATTGGATTTTAGAATTATTATTATGTTATGATGATAACCAAAAACTATTAGAAACTTTAGGTTTATCTGTGGATGATGTTCACACCTTCTCAACAATTAAAAAATCTAAAGCTAAGGTAGTTGTTGAAGGTATTAAATTGCAAAGACTTTCTAATATTGAAACATCTAAAAGAAAAGATATTAAACGAATACAACAAAACAGAATATCTGCATTAACTAAAATTTTAGAGGACTTAAAAGATGGATTTGAATAATATGGATTTATTAAAAAAAGAAATAGTGTCTGAGTTTTCAAATTCTCCTTATTGGAAAGAAAAATCAGTTCTAAAACGAACTAGAACATCAGGATATTATCAAATTAAATTCGGAAGTATTATACTTAATATTTTAATAAACATTTCTGGTTCTGGAATAGAGTTCGATATACTTAAAGAGAATAACTTCCCAGTTAAAAGGTCTACTTTGAGAAATATATTAAAACATATAAAAATAGAACGAGAATTTAAACAATGGGAAAAACCACCAAAGAGAAGTTACGAATCTTTAAGAAGTGAGTTTTTTGCAAATTTATTGAAATAAAGGCATTAATTAATAATATTAAAATACAAATAAATAAGAAAGGAACTAAGTTATGAAAGTGCGTAAAGTGGTCATTCAGGTTGAGGCAGAAACAAATTGGTCAATTAGAGACTTAAAGGAACTAGTGAAAACAAAGTTAAATACTGACCCAAATTCAGATAATCCTCAGACTTTGGAAGTTACACAAGTACAAGTTAATGTAATTGCTAAATAGTAATTTTGATAGGTTTAATATGCTTGTAGCAATTTAAAATTTTCTTTTAATTGCTCCTGTTTTATTGTTAAAATATAAATCTCCTGACTGTAATCCTGTCGAATCTGATGGTAGTGATTTCATATTAAACCAAATTTTATTTTTTACGTCTGTAACAGATTTATCTATATCTGTAAGTTTATATATGGAAGTTTCATATCCCATATTTATTAAATTTCTAATATTGAAAATAGCTTCGTCAATTTGCTGTAATGTAAAGTTAGATGTTTCGGAAGAAATTTCATTAAGGTATTCTCTTATTAAATTTTTTACCGTAGCAGAATCTACTTTATTATTTAGATTTACACTGATTAAGCTATCAATGATATTGGACATCTGTTGTAATTTGGCTATAGTAGCATTTTCCTGACTAAATATTAAATTACTGAATAGTAAAATAAAAAATAAAATTTTTTTCATGTTTTCCCTTTAGTTAGTGCCCTCTTTCGAGGGCATTAATTATTATTTACTGTGCGTTTCCTAAAGCAGTTAATTTGTCTACAATTGGTTGAAGTATTGCTTCAACTTCTTGAGGAGTTCCTGCTTGAGCCAATTGGTCTTTTAATGCTTGTAAATCATTAGCAACTTCTGTAGTTGCCACATCTAAAGCATTAGCTAACTCTTGCACTTTATCTAAAACTGGTCCCATTTTATTTACCTTTCTTTTGATGAATAGCGTTTGGAATTTGAGATAAATCAATCTCCAAATCAAGTTATTTAATTTCCATAATATTTTAATCATTTTATTTTAGCCTAATCTTATTATTATATTTTTTACTCAAATTAACATATGTTGGTATTGAAAAAATTATAATTAAAACGATTGAGATTAATATTTCTATCATTGTATACCTATATGTTTTAAACGTGGTATTGGTATTTCTGCATTCTGCAAATATTCATAATGATAAAAATACTCAGTTCCATAATTTTCAGGTATTCCATTTCCATTCCTATCAAGATAATCCATACCTTGAACTAACTTATAAGGTGAAGCACTTTTCTTTTCTAAGAAGTGGTGGTATGTTGCAGTTCCTGTAACAATATTTGAATATGCTTCATATTCACTTCTTGGATGTGCATTACAAGCCACTATAAAACCTAATACGAATAGAACTAAAATTATTTTTTTTCATTTGTTTCCTTTTGTTTTTTTTATTATTATTTTATCTACTATGGTATCCTATATGCTCTTGCGTGGTCAAATACTTCCTGTATGTAAATTGGTGCGACATAACTTGATGCATTTTCATTTGGATGCGAATCCGTTGGACCGTCTGCATAAGCAGGATTCATAAAATTACTGCTT